TCTTGCGCATGTTGTCAATCCCAGCCTGGGTCAACTGCGTCTTCGTTTCGCCCAACAACGATAAGTTACCTACACCTGTGGTAGCTATTTGGGTTGCGTATTTCTTTTTGTCATCGGCAGATATTTCGTTGCCAGTGTATGTACCGCCGCCTTGTTCATATAACTGCTTTACTGCAGCATAGCCGCCGTACTTGTCAAACTCAGAGGTAGGCACACCAGTGGCCATGGACCTGTACATTAGGTCTCTTGCAATTGCAGCCGTCAATACATTGGAAGGCTGCGCAACAGTGGTTACGTTATTGTTTGTGATTCGGGGCGTCGAGGTACTGGTAGGTTGCCCAACAGTAATCTGGCTGGTGGCCTGTGATACAGGCACCGACGATATGGTGTTTGTTGGCGCTGCGGTAGTTGTCGTAGCGTTGGTAAGGTTGTTCAGCTGCTGCGCCGCTGTGCTGGCAGGAGCAGTAACCGCAGGAGCAGTAACCGCAGGAGCAGTAACCGCAGGAGTGGTAACCGCAGGAGTGGTAACCGCAGGAGTGGTAACCGCAGGAGTGGTAACCGCAGGAGCAGTAACCGCAGGAGTGGTCACAGGGGTTGTCGTAGCGTTGTTAAGATTAGTCAGCTGCTGCGCTGCTGTGTTAGTAGGCGTGGCAGCAGTTGCCCGTGCATAGTTGTTTAAAATGGCACGGTCATACTCTTCGGAAGGAGAGGCAGCTAACTCTTGTTCCATTGCCAATCGGTACTTAGGCTGGAACCGCAAATCAAGGACTTGCTCTGATGGAGTAGCGGCAGCGGCAGGAGCAGGGGCTGCAGCCGCAGTAAGCCTTGTTAAGTCCTGGGCCGCTGTTGTGGGCGCGGCCGCTGCAGAAACGGCAGGAGCGGCAGGAGCACCGGCTGCTATTCTCCGTGCGTAATCGCTTAGAATGGCACGGTCATACTCTTCAGAAGGAGAGTTGGCCAATTCTTCATCTCGGATTCTTTCGGCTTCCCTTGCAAATACGTCTTCTTCATCGCCAGGTTCCATATCTTTCATAACCGGGCCTCCTCTTGCCATAAAACGATTGCTCACGGACATTGATCCAAAATTAAACTGATCCGGGTTGCTGACCACGTCAATGGCCACCGCACGGCCGCTCGCGTCCCGGCGTGCACGGTCCCCCGCCTCTTGCTGGTACTTCACAATGTCCTCTTCCTTAAACGGCAAGGAAGGGGCTGCCATAGAAAAATCACTTGGCGCAGTCGGTGCAGTCATGTCAAACGCCGTAATCTCCTTGGGAGCTGTCAAGTCAAACGTACTTGCCAACGTAGGCTGGCCAGGTCCTGCATAGTCAGCAGTGCGGTCCCCTGCGTTGTACGCCTCCACCGCTTTGACGTACTCGTCATACTGCGTCTTGTAAGGGTTGTACACGTCCGTGGTGTACTGCTGCGCCGCTGTGTTGTACGCCTCTACCTGCGCCTTGTAGGGGTTGTACACATCCGTGTTGTATTTTTCCGCTGCCGCGTTGTACGCGCTCACCTGTGCCGTATACGGGTTGTAGACGTTGGTCTGCCAATCCTGCAGGGCAGTGTTGTATGCCTGGCGCTGTTCTTCAAATGCGTCCAGTTCTTTCTGACGTTCATTGAGATACATTTTGTCCGAGCCACGCAAGAACGGTCTTTGCGAAGGATTGGCAATGCCGCCAAACGCAAAGTTCTGGACAGCAGGCATGTCGTATTTAGATTTCTTTCGCATATCACCCCGGCCAAGGAATTAGTTTGGACATTTTAAACGTCAATAGTACTCGGGCACAAGGTCTTTAAACTCACTTTCTTCCACGTCGTCTGTGCCCAGGGTAATGAAGTTGCCCCGCCTAAACCTGTCCATGGCCATCGTCGTGCTGTCCACCATGTCGTCGTTGTCCCCGTTAGGGAAAGCCGCGCATTCCTCAACAAGCAGCTCGGCCCAGTCCGTGTCAGGGGCCCAGACCATGCCAGCCTCAAACACAGGAGCCACCGCGTTGGCCCGCGCCACCTTGTCAGTGCCGGTCCTCCGGCCGCCTGGCGAGTACATCGTGACCGGGATGCTCATCCGGCGCAGCTCCTGCTGCAAAGGTGTACCAGTGGCTTTGGCCTCGATCAGCACATTGTCAGGCTGCCAAAGATCGTACTGCTCCTTGGCAATACGCTTTAGCTCAGGAAAGTCCCAGCGCCCGCGCTTGACGTCAAGCAAGATGATGGACGCCCCCGAATCCTCGCTGAGATAAAACACGCCCCAGGTCGTGATAACAGAAAAGTCAGCCGTCTCCTTCTTGGAATACGCCGTGTCCATGGACTGAATGATGTAGTTCACAACAGGCGGCTCATCCTTTGGCCAGACTTTCCACCACTCCCTTTTCAGAATCGCACCCTCATCATTTGTGGGCTGCTGCTGGTACATCGCGTTCCACTTTTGCGCAGACAAAGTGGCTTTGACGCCTTCCAGTTCCTCCAGTTTCCAAAATCCCGGCCAAAGTGGGCGACCACTTGGCATGATGGCTGGGAACTCTATGACCTCCCACTGGTCCGCGTTCCGTGATTTCTGGGCCTTGAGCAAACGGGCCGTTAAGTCCTTTGTGCCCCAGCGCGTCATCACAATCACAATCGCACCGCCTGGCTGGAGTCGAGTACGAGGACCAGAGATGTACCACTCCCACGCGTTCTCCAAAGCAAGGTCACTCATCGCATCCTGCTCCGAATGCGGGTCGTCAATGATCAAGACGTCCGCACCACGGCCCGTCATCGCACCGCCCACACCAACAGCAAAGTATTCCCCGCCTTTGTTCGTGTCCCACCGGCCGGCAGCCTTTGAATCTTGCTTCAAAGTGACGTCAGGGAAGACCTCCTTGTAGGTGTCCATGTCCATCAGATCACGGACCTTGCGACCAAACCTCACAGCCAATTCGCTGTTGTGGGTTGCTTCAATGGCCTTGGTGCGCGGATCGCGGCCCATCAGGTACGCCGGCAGCAGATAGCTTGCAAACTCAGACTTCGTGTGCCGAGGGGGCATGTTGATGATTAAACGCTTCAAGGACCCAGCGGCAATGCGGTCGAATGCCTTGGCCATGATTGCATGGTGCTCACCAATGATTGCGTTTGGCCAGACGTAGCGCACGAAATCAATGAAGTGAGTACGTGCTTTGTCTTGCGTGTCAATCTGCGCGAGCCGATATTCAAGGCGCAACCGGTCTGCTTCAATATCTTCAGGAATCATTGGGGGTCCGTTTCGTTTTGAATTTTTAAATATTTTGACACGAGTTGACATTGTTGACAAAGGGGGCCCTTTTTTCTTCCCCGGGGGTCAAAACTGTTTCACGTGAAACATACCGTGTAAAACAGGGCCAAGGCCTGCGCAGCCAGCGACCCGGCCCGTTTTTTGGGCCCCGGGGTGGGTGGGTGCTCACTTACGCGCCAGGGCGCGCGGACCGTGGGCCACGGACCAGGCAGCCAGGCACGCGGGCCACGGACCACGGACCAGGCAGCGCGGCCCTGGTGTTTGTAAACCTGGCCACCGGATCACAAACACGGACCGACCAGGAACACAAACACAAACACGGACCAGGCAGCAGCTGCGCGACCAGGCAGCCACCGGCAGCAGCTGCGCGACCAGGGCGGCCGGCAGCCACCAGGCAGCCACCAGGCAGCCACCGGCACCAGGTCCAGGCAGCGCGGACCAGGCAGCAAATAACTGCAGCAGCTGCAGTTAACCAGGCAGCAAATAACTGCACGCGCTGCAGTAACCAGGCAGCAAATAACTGCAAACCAGGCAGCGCGGCCCACGGCCCAGGCAGCCACCGGCAGCAGCTGCGCGACGCAAACCAGGCAGCAGCTGCGCACGATACGCGCTGCACGTTTCACGCGTCCAGGTCCAGGCACCACGCGGCAGGCCTGGCCGGTGGCCACGCGGGCCAGGTTAGCAGGCACAAACCAGCGGCCACCATAGGCAGCCGGTGCGATACCAGGCACAAAAAAACCCGGCACGCGGCCGGGTTCGGTTCGGGTGAACGTGGCCAGGTCAGGCAGGCAGCCCAGCAGCTGCAGCCAGGTTGGCCAGCATCAGGTCGGCCGTGCCCAGGGCGTCGGCCTTATCGTTTGTGAAATATTCGGCGACCAGGCAGCCACCGGGACCGTGGGCGCGCACGCGATACTCGGACCAGGCAGGCGACCAGGCGACGCGCACCAGGCCCGCGTCGGCCAGGGCGAAAAGCTGCACCAGGCGCAAACGGTCGGCGCTCATGCTGCGCACCTGGTGGCGGCCAGCGCGGCCCGGATCGCGGCCAGCTCGTGCTCGGGATAGTCCAGGGCGGCCAGGCGGCGGTCGCGCTCGGCGGCCAGGTCGACCGGTTCGGGTTCGTCCAGGGACCAGGGCGCGGCGTCATAACCTGGCAGCGCTCGGCCACTGGTGGCCACGCCGGCCGGATCGGCCAGGGCGACGGCAGCGCGACGGATCGCGACCATATACCCGAACGCGTCGCTATCGTCCCAGCGCGACCAGTCGCTGGCCTGGTAGTCGAGACAATCGCAGGCTTTCACAATGGCCACCGGCAGCAGCTCGGCCCCGGCGGACCGGTCCAGGCCACCGAACGGCAGCAGCTCGGCGTCGAAGCGGCCCGCGTATCGGTCCGAATAAGCGCAGCGGTTCGCGCTGGCCAGCATGTGCGCGACGGCGTCGGGCGATGCGTCCAGGTCGACGCCGTGGCGAATAGCCCAGGCGACCAGGGCGGAAACGTGATAATCGGAAACAACAAAACAGGACATAAAAATTCTCACTTTCTAAGTTGATCCCGGCCACCGTGGCCGGGGGTTTTATTTTAATCTAATAAATCTACTTTGTGCAACACGTCAACAAACACAAACAACAAAGCCCGGCACGCGGCCGGGCTCGGTGGCCAGGTCGGCCGGGTTAGGCAGCCACGCCCAGGTCGGCGTCGGCCAGCAGGTCAACGGCCCGGGCCTTAAGCGCTGCACCGGTGCCGAACCAGGCGGATTCCATGCGGGTGTTATTCGAGCGGCCGCGCTCATGATCTACTAATTCAGTCACGGCGTTAAGCATAGCCCAGCGCGTGCCGGCCACGCCGGCCAGGTCCGAACCGATCGCCGCGCCGTTAAATAATTGCATGATGCGGACGTAAGCCTTTGATTCAGTCACCGGGCGCGCGCTCGAATGATAAGGGCGCAGCAGCTCGGCCACGAACGCGTCGGCCTGGTCCTGGTCCATAGTAGCCCCGGCCAGCTGGCGGGATTGCACTAGGAAACCCTCCCAGGCGTTCGCGACGATTCCCAGCTGCAGCCGGACGGCGTCGGCGTCGAAGCGCTCCGAATGCAAAACACGAACGGCGCTTTTTAAATAGCCGGTGTTTATCTCGCCCTCGCCACGAACCACGCGGCCGCCACTGTATCCGCCCACGGCGGCCGTGATTGTGTTGTTGCAAACAACGCGGATCGCCGTAAATTTTGCCACGGTGGCCATGGTTCCATCGTATGACGTGCCGAGCAGCAAATAAGGTTTGACCAGGTCGCGCTCGACCACCGGCGCAGCATCGCCCACGCTGGCCAGTGCCCAAACCCGGCGGCCGTCACTTAAGGCCCCGGCGGTTTCAAGTTGAAACCCGCCCAGGTCGACCAGCTCGCGGAAAAAGTCCATAACCTGGCCAGGCTGCACCACGTTATAAGCATTAGACACAACGGCCAGGGGCGCGCCGGTGTCCGACCGGTGCAACACTTTACGCGCTGGCCAGGTTTGCAGGTCGGTAGTGGCCGGCGTGGAATATTTAACCGGGCTCTCGAGCACGTCATAGGCCAGGCCGGCCTCGCGTGTCCAGGTTTCAATACTTGCACCAGGTGTTAAGGCCTGGCCCAGGCCATGCCAGGGGGTTTGCCCAGCGTATGCAATAGCAGCGCGGCCGGTGGTTTCGTCGATCATATGAGCCATAATAAATTCTCGCTTTCTAGGTTAGTGCCGGGGAAAATTCCCCGACGGTTTTATTTTAGTCTAATATTTTTAAGTTTGTCAACAACTCAACAAAATATTTTTATGCTGCCAGGCCCAGGTCGCCGACCACGTGGTGGCGCAGCAGCGAACCAGGCGGCAGCGAACGGGAAAAGCGCAGCAGCTCGGCCGCGTCGTCCTGGTGGCCGCCGGTTTTTGTTTTTTCCCATGCCAGGCGAACCGGGCCGCCGTTACCGTAGCAGCCGCCGGGGGTATCGTCGCCGACCAGGCGCGCGCCGCTGCCATGTGCAACAAACACAACAACATAGTCGCGCTCACCACGTGCGCACAACGGGCGGCCGCCGCCGCACTGATCGCAGCTGAAATTTTCGGCCAGCTCGGCCGGGCATTGAACAAAGCGCACACCGTCGACGGTGTACGGCCAAACCGTGCCGGACGGTGCAGCCACCACGGCCGGGCGGCCGGCGGCCACGGCAGCCAGGGCCTGGGGGATTGTGTCGCAGCTGGCATTGATCACGGTTTCACCAGGCACCGGCACCGGCAGCAGCTCGGCCGGGAAATGCGAATAAGTCCAGGCCTGGCCATTACGCGGCACGGCCTGGCGGACGGCCTGCAAATAATCCAGGTCGACCAGGTCGGCAGCGTGCGCGCCCTGGGGATTCAATGCGCAGGTTTTCGGGCAGGTGGCAAAAACATTGTGGCCGCCGGCGCGGTAGGTTACGGCGATCGGCCCGGTTTTTTTATTGGCCGAATGCTTTACGGTTTTGAGCATAATTTTCTCGCTTTCTTTCTTTCTGGTGGCCGTGCGATTGCCTGGCCTAAAAATATTTTAGTGCAACAAATCAACTTGTCAACCCCCTAAGCAAAAAAAACCCGGCACGCGGCCGGGCAGGGATCGAGCGGGCCGGATCAGGTCCGACGGTCGGCCAGTGCCTGGTCGGCCTCGAAAGCGCATGCACGCCAGGCAGCCCAGGAAATAAAACCAGTCTCGGCGTCGGGCGGCGTCTCGGTGGCCAGGATATCCGCCGAATAGTTACGCAGCGCTTCCAGGACAAAGGCCTGCATAAGCGGGCCGGTGCTGGCCTGGTCCATTATGCGCACAATAAATTTTGTGTTTGTCTCTCGGCGCATCTCTTTATTTTCGCGTGCTTTTGTTTCCCACATTTTGTCGATACGGGCATATGAATCGTCTTGCATGTCGGCCCCTTATGCGCGGATTGAAAAAGTGTTGTTTGAGAAAAAATTGCGCATGGCGTCGTCCAGGTCGTAATTTTCCATTATCTTGTCGGCGTCGAATTCTCCGGCCAGGTCGCCCAGGTCGATGTCGCTGGCGATGTCGCTGAGTTGCGAGCTGCTTAATTCTGACGCTATGTCCGAAGCGCTAACATTTTCGGCAACGGTCACCAGCTGCGTGTCGCTCAAGTGCTCGGCAAGATATGCCAGCTGGGACTCGCTAATATTTTCGGCAATGGTGGCCCATGCCCAGTCGCCGACTAGGTTTGTGTTTGTGCCCGCGTTGGCTTCCATTTGCTGCTTGACCATGTCGGCCACCATAGGGCGCAGCTGCTCGGCGATGTCTTTGATCAGCGCCTGCATGATAGTGTTGAATTCCATCTCTTTCTCTCTTTCTAGGGTTATGGCCTCGCGGATCGCTTGGCCTGATTGCATTGTATATCTACTTTTCTCAACTTGTCAACTGTTACCACCAAATATTTTATGGAACAGCCAAAAACCCAGCAGCCGACGGATCAGGCCCGACGTGTTTGCACGTTGCTGCTCAGGGTCCGGTAGCGGTTTCGGTAACTGTCGCAAGCGCTTTCGTTCGCGCCTTCGCATGCCGTCACTCGTCAGTCACTTCGTCAACTTCGACCAGGTAAAGATTACCGTGGCCAAAATCTTCGTCGCGAACCTGGGCAAAGGCTTTGCTCTCCGCCTGGTCAATATTGTCTGCCTCTATCACCAGCGTGGCCAGCGCGGACCGTTCTATTTCGATTCTGTATTTCATGGTTTATTCCTCCATTAAAAAGGTGCCGTTGTGTACACAAGAGGCAAACAAGGCATCGTCGGAATAATTGTTGAACCCTGGAAACCCATGCAGTTGGATGTGTCGGAACACCTCTCTCTGTTCGGCAGGTTCTCTGTCAAAAAACCAGTCCACCTCGTAGTCAGCGCAGGCGTCCACCATCTGTGTTTTAGTCATAGCATTCATATCTTTCTCTCTTTCTGTTTGTACCTGGCCATCCAGGTGTTTGTGATCCTATCACAACTTTCACATACAAGTCAACTGTCAACTAAATGTTTTCTAAGTTCGGACCAGGACACGCCGGTCCACGGCCACCTGGCCAGCGCGGGGGTGTCGACGCCCAGGTTCGCTAGGTCAATTGCCTGCTCGCCACAAAATAGCAGCAGCTCAGATTTACTTGCGTGCGTTGTCCCGGCCGGTTGGTACTGCACCAGGATATAGGTCGGGCAGCGCAGGTCTGCATGCTTGATGTGGAATGCAACCTGGTGTGGTGACAGGTTTACTTTGCGGCCACGTTTGACCACCTTCAGCTCAACCATCACAAACAGGCCATGCGGGAATGCCAGCAGACAATCCGGGATGCCCAGGTTTACCCTGGACTCAATCCGGGTGAAATGGCAGCTTGGGAGGTTTTCTTTCAGCCTCTTGTACAGGTTCGCTTCCGGTTTCAATGCCATCGTCTTCGTCCTCGTCAGGTTCTTCCTCGATCTGCTTAGGCGTCACGTCAACGATCGGGCCAGCATTGCCGCCGTACAAGCGTTTGATTTCTTCCAGCTTGCGCATGACTTCTTCTTTGCTCATGCTATCGATCGTGCCGTGGCGGATTTCTTTGCGGTCGATGTAAATCGAACCCAGGGCCTGGCCCCTTCGGTATTCAGCCTGGACGGCCGCGCCATACGCGCCGGCCTGCAGCGCCTGGTCACGAATAACCTGGAGGTCTCGCATGTGCCGCTCGAACGTGGTGCCGTACTTTTCGCCCAGCTCGCGCCTTCGCTCCTGGATCGCTGCCACGATATGTGGGGAAAACTCAGGGTCGGTCAGCTCACGGGCCCTGCCCTTTGCCCAGTTTTCACTGTAGCCTGCGCGAAGCGCTGCCTCTTTCAAGGTGACGTGGCCGTCGCCTGCACAAAACTCTTCCACAAACTTCCATTCCTGGGCGGTCAGGACTTTTGGTTTGTGAGGCTTGACCGGCGCGGTTATCCTGGTTTCAACAACCTCAGGCCTTCCGCCTAAGGTTTTGCCCGCCAAAAACTTTTCGTCTTTAGTCGGCATCAGGCCACCCGCCACAAGCGCCAGCCTTCGCCATGGCGTCGACAAGTAAACCGCGTGCCTGGATGCCTCTTAGAGTACATGTAGGCAGCGCTGCGCAGATTCTTGATCCAGGTGGCATCCAGGATCATAAAACTGTCGCCAAGGGCCATATCGGGGAATGGATAGCGTTCGCGGGGATCGACGCCACCAGGCAGGGGGATGTTTTTCTCTATTTTCATGCCTACATTGTGCAACAAATCCACACCTAACGCAACTACAAGGGCAAAAACGGTCAAATTCAGGGTTTTAGTTAGGAAAAAATAGACCAATGTATGTTTTTTTTTTTTCAAAAAGTTAGCTCGCGCGCATTTTATGTGAATTACATCCTTGTACGACACGAAAGGTACTGTGTTCTAATAACTCATTGATTTCATTTAACTATTACACCATTACACCTCTTACGTCATTTTCTCTAGAAAAAATAAAAAAAAACATTGATGACCCTATTTTCTTCTATAGAAACCGCGAATTTGCCGTGATCCGTGATCCTTGCACCTTTTTTCTAAGTACAAACCCCGATAAACTATGCCACTGCCATCTTTTTTATCCTAAAATGCGCAAAGCCCCAGTGCTCGACACACTGAGGCTTCACTTCCCACCATCGTTGAAAAAGGAACGACATGAGCACTGACTATCTTACCCTGATCGACCATTCTTTTCGTTATAGCTCTAAAACGGGCAAAGTGCATTGGAAACCCCACTTGCACCGTGGAGGCAAGGTTCATTTGCGCAAGTGCCCCACGGGAATCTATCAAATTCGTGTTGGTCACGACTACCTTGGTGCCCATGATGTCGCGTGGTTCGTGGTACATGGCACGTGGCCCACGGCCCCTTTGCGCCACCTCAATGGCAATCGTTGGGACAACCGGATCGAGAACCTGGCCTAGCCTTACTGCAACCCCACCCCCAGCCATTCCTTGTGGTCGCCTGAGAGCATCTTGGCTGCCACGTCCATGGGCATGAGCTCACCGAACTCAATGTCTGTGATTTCTGCACAGGTCATCACTGGTCCGATGAGCGCGTACTTTTGCCCGCCAGCGGTGATGATGACCACCTGGACCAATTGCCGTGGCCCGAGGGCCTCGACTATTTCCTGGAGAGACGGTGTCACTGGGTGACCTTCTGCCACCCTGGCCCGGCATCTCCTTGTTGGATGCCCAGGTCCAGGGAGAGCTTCTCGACCTCTCCTGTCAGGTGTTGGACTTTTCCCAAAAGCTCCTGCGATTGGGCGGCCAGCTGCTCCATTTGGTCGTTTTGCACTTCGATTCTTCTGCGCAGGCCGTTGATGTACTCAAGAGTTTCTACGCAGGTGATTGGCTGCGGTGGATTTTCTGTTGAAAAGATAGCGGGTCTCATGTTATTTCCTTTAAGAGGGATATGGGAAAGTGGCAGCAGGCTTCTGACCGGCTGCCTTCTATTTCGATGTACGCGGTCCGTGGCCCGTGGGTCTGGTCGGGGTGGTCGTGCCAGCGCTTGCAATTTTGACATTTTGCATCCACCGTAGTGGGTTTGCAACGAAAGCAGTCCAGCGCCATGGGGTGTGTCATTTTTGGCGGGATCATTAGATTAGTCCTAGCGGCCAGAGTTGGCCAGCCTTTGTAAAGCGTGGGCTATTTTTGTCGGTGTCTACTTCGTTGTTGCTGGGGTCGTACCAGGCCAGGACCTGTTGGGGCTCTTTGAGGACACTGTAGAGGATATTGCATTTGGAGCAGACCCAATCGTGTTTTTTGCTGGTGCCTGACTCTTGCCATTGGTGGTCGCAGGTCATTGGTTTCTATCCTTCATCCAGGCTGAAATAAAACCGTACATAAAGGACAGTATGGCAACAAGCAAAACCCCAATGGCTACGTCAACAAGTAAGTCGGTCATTGGATTCTCCCTCGCATGCCCTCGACCTGGGCGCGTTGTTGGTCCATGAGCTCGTCGCGTTGGCGGCAGACCAGCTTGTACATCTCGTCCAGGGTTTCGACGCGGCCTTGCATTTCCTGGCGCGCTTCGTCACGCACGCGCTCGACCATGCCTTTGACATACCCGTCGATTGCCTCCAGGACTTTCTTGGCAGCCTCGTCTGTAGGAATGTCTGGGTTGGCCCAGATGCCGTCCTTGGAGATGCGCAGGACCTCGGTCCGTGGTTCGGGGCCCCCGTAGAACTGAATGGTGTTCGCGGGCCGTGAGTCGTGGAGCTTGTACACACTCGTCGGGTCGATGCGCTCGCCACCCTTGCTCCAGGCGCTGCCGATGGTCAGGACATCTTGCAGCATGTCCTGCGTCAGTTGGTCATAGGTCCGTGGTCCGGTCTCTACTTTGCATCGCCGGCATTCCAGTCTTGAAGTGCCGTGTATGAAGTGCCAGTCGTGTTTGCAGTCGGTCATGTGTTCTTCCCCTTGCATTTGTGAAATGGCATTACTCGACCGAGCCAGCCAATGAGTTCGCCACACTTCTGGCAGCAATAGGATGGGTACTCTTTCATCAGAACTTCTCCTTGTAGAACTTGCCGATGACCTCAGCCAGCTCGTGGATATGAAAGTCTCCGCCTTCGCCTCCGGCGTCGCTGATCCAAATCATGCCTGGCTGCATGCCTGGGGTGAGCACCCAGCCGGCCACGTGGACCTCGTAGCGCTCGCGGCCGTCCTTCATTCCCTGGTCATAGGCCACCTGGGCCTTGCACGCGTCCTCAAGGGTCATGAGGGTGTACTTCTGGCATTCTTCCCAGACAAACTTAGCGTTGTGTTCGCCAATGGCGCGTTGTTCAAACTGGGTCAATTGGGACCACCATTCTGTAAAGTTCATTTCTTTTGCTCCTTAATCCATATAGCTATGCTCGCAAGGGTGTCGTCGCCGAACGCAGTCTTGAACTCATCAATCAGGTCGAATGCAATGAGGTCCAGGGCCGCGTTCCAGCCTGCGGTGTAGTGTTTGGTGATGCCGTTAACTGCGCGGTCAACACTTGACTGTGCCTGCTTTGACATGCCGGCAACGAATGCCAGCTCAAAAATCTTCTGTTGGTCTTCGGTCAAAGTTTTGACATATTCCAGGGCCTCGTCCAGGCTCATGTGGGGTTGTGGCCTATCAGTCATACATGCCCCTTTGCCCAGTAGCGCAGGGCCGTGATCAGCGATCCTTTGATCTTGCCCAGCTTTTTTTCAAGCTCCAGGACCGTAAAGCCTAAATCGGCATTGGTGTTGAACAGGTCGTCCCTGTCTTTGCGGCCCTGTGCCAGGCCCTCGCTGTAGCCTTTGGCATGTGCGTCGGCTGCCACATCTTTAAAGGTGCGGCGTTTGTATTTAGCAATCGTAGTCATCTTGGTTCTCCATGTGTTCAAAAACTTCTTCGTCGATGCGGACGCGTTCTTTGTCGGTCATCTTGACCTCGAGCCAGGGCGCGGCCCGGCCTTTGGTATCGAGGATTTCCCATTCACCTTCACCGCCTTCGGACGGTGCCCAGTTATCGGGATGGCCGGATAGCCTGGCAGGCACGTAGCCTTCCCAGTGCGTCACGCGGATGATGCAGGGAATCCCGCAGCAGGTGGATTCAAATTCGGTCATAGGAAGTAAGCTCGTGTTTGTACAAGCGGCTGCCAAGCCTCTTGGTAGTGAGGTAGCCCTTGGTCGTTTTGCTGCAAACAGCATCTTCGGTAAGGACCCAACAAAGGTTAAATATTTCGCAGTTAAGTTTTGCCGCCCGTCGTTGATGGCATGAAGTCAAGAGGCGGCGCAGGGTTTTACTGTTCATAGCGGCATGTCCCCGTGCCATGGCTCGTCAACCATGCGCTTTAGATTGAAAATGAACCGGTACTGCGGATGCACCTTGACGAACAGGCGCGCGTAGAACGCAATGTGGTTGTTGCAAATCTTGAAGTCCGCGCCCGTGGTGGTCATGACAACTTCCCAGCGGATGCGGTTGATGATGAGCCAATGGCTGATCTTTCTGTGACCAACGTTGATGGCGTCCAGCGTAAAGCGTTCAAAGTATTCCCAGACCTTTGGGTTCTCTGCATTGAACGCGTTGAACTCACGCTGCCTCAAATGAAACGGCGTGTTCATGCTCATACCTTGACCTCCAGCAGCTCCTGTTCACTGTCCTCGTCGACGTAGATCGAGAACAAGGACAACTCAAAGTTGCCCTCACTGGTTTCAATGATCAGGTCCCTGGTGGCGTAACGGGTATCGCTTGCCTTGTTAAGACGAACCGCGCTCAAACGGATGTTTGTAACGCGATGGATGTTTAAACTGAAGTTCATCACTTTCTCTCTTTCTGTTGATGGAAATTAAATTATACAGGTATCGTACAAATTGTGCCTAGTAGTTTCCCCAGGTTTCGTAAAAAATCCAAACAGATACCAGGAAGAAGATAAATACCTTCAACCTGATCTGTTTGAAGTACTCGTCAACGAGTTTCACTAGAACACCCCGAACCAGATGCCAGTGCCGTGCACGCAACCGACGGGGAAGAACACCGCCCCTGCGATCAAGAAGCCCCAGGAGGCAGTCTTGAGGCAGGTGATGACGTGCGTGAGCCAGGACAGGATGACCCAGCCCACCAGGACGAATGGAAGTAGTTCTCTCATGTGTTGTCTCCAGGAACATTGACGTATTCCGTCTTGGGTGTGTAGGGGAAAGCGACGGGCACGCAGCTTTCTGCGCCGGTGTAGCAGGCACCAGTAGGCTCTCGAAACACGCGGCCTTCGATGTCATAAGCCTGGCCGTTGAAGCGATCGGCTTGTTTGAACACGCGGCTGCAGCGTATGTTTTGAAACACGCCAGGGCTCGGCTCATGCCACTCCCAGTCTTCGCCTGTCAGCGGCACGATAGGCTCGAACATGGCCAGCTTCTTAAACATGTTCACGGTGTAGGGTGCGGTCGATCCGCTATGGCCCTCGTCAGAGAATACCTTCAGCAGCTCTAGCACGTGCTTGCAGATGTCCTCTTGCATTTCGTCTTCGAACTTGCCGTCGGCGTCCGTCCAGCCCGCTGCGCGGAACTCGGCCAGGGCATGGCTGTGCAGATTGCTCATCGTGCATTCCCCTGCAAGCGGTCCGCGATGAGTTTGGCGTAGCCGGCGATGTCTACCCAGTGGTCGACCTTGTCGGGGTTGCCATTCACAATGCGGCCGATCTTGTGCACGATCATCTCCAGGGCTTCCCACTGGTCGTCGGCGAACGTCTTGTTGTGCATCCTGGCGTGGTCCGCGAGCGTGCGTTTGATGGCCTGCATCAGTGCAGCGCCGTCCTTGAACTTGCCGTAGTCCTGGGCACGTGCGTCCAGCGTCTCGTCAATGTTGGTCTCTTCGGCCTCACCCGTGAAGTTGCGCTCGTCGTCGTACTGCAGCATTCCCTGCTTCAGGCCTTCACGAATAAAGTCCTCAGGCTTGATGCCCAGCTTCTTTGCGATCTCCAATTGCGAACGTGAGACAGTGACCTTGCGACCGCTGGCTTCTGGCGCGGGAGCCGTGATCAGTTGATCGCCCTCCTGGACTTGCTTGCGCAGCTTGTACGTCATCGGCCTGGGTGCCTGGAACTTGGCTGCCACCTTGGCCACCTCGGCGCTGGGGTACTTGCGAAAGTATTCGCGGATTTTGTCTGACTTATTCATGTTGCTTCCTTTTGAGTTTGAACGATTGCACGGGCCTTGCCTTGACGGAGAACCGACAGAACATGGTCATGCGCTTTTTCTATGTCATACACAGTGGCATGCGCCAGCTGCTCCTCATGCAGGTCCATCACCAGCTTCAGGGCTTCCCACTGCTTGGCTGTCATGATGAACCGCATTCCGTTGGCCACGCCGCGTCTTGATAGCTGCAGCAGGGCATCTTGTCCTTGGTGAATCTCTTCAAGCCAATCGTGGCCTTTGCCCATGATGGCCAGCGCTTCAGTCACATTGAATGCGCCGATCAGCATGTCGATGTCCTCTTTGGTCGCCTCGCCTTTGCGGACTTGGTCCAGGGCTGCGCGGTTCTTGAGCTGTACATCGAGGTAAATGCCTGGCAGGTCCTTAACGGCCTTCATGCCTGACAGCACAAAGTCCAGTGGATTCTGGAGCACGACGCGGGGTCGATACTTGCTGCGCTTTCTCATGACTTGCAAGAGACGAAAAGACTTGCACACACCACCAGGATGACCGTGAGGTACACCATGGCCCTGTCGCTGACCAGGGGGCGGTAGTTGCCAAGCAGGATGTTCTGCATAAGCTCCTCGCTCTGTGTCATCTGAGGGGGCTTGGGCACATAGGTCAAGCCGATAAGTACCTTACCGGTGTTGTAGTAC